TCAGAAAACTTGTACCTATTTCCAAACGTGGTGGTGTTCCCAAAAACCTTACAGAAGAAAGAGCAATTAGACTACGTGAGGCATGGATATCTAGACACTTGAAAGATGGTAGCCAATTTTCAGATCCTTCTCATCCAATTACCATATCCTCAGTTGCTGGTATTGTGGCCCAAATAAAGTGGCTGGGAATAGGATCAATTGGTCAATCAAAAATGAAAAAGATTATCAACACCTTAAAGAAAAAAGTAGATGGTGATAAAAAGGAAGAAAAAAAAAAGGCAATGATTTGGAATCAATGGATACAGAAAAGCCAAGGAAGGGTTGAAAAAGAATTTGTCAGAAAGTTTAAAGAATATCTAGAACAGGCAAAAACACGATATATAAAGCGTTTATCGTCTTCTCAGTATAAGAACAACCAGATTCAAATAGATCAAGATACATTTATGGATTTGGAAGAAGAAAGACGTGAGATCAAAGATGTAGTTGGTGATGCGTGGATTAGAAATTGGTTATTAACAGGAAATAAGCAATTGGAAGATATCTATAGAAGATCTGGAAAAGAACGACCATTGGATTTGGTTTTTGGATCTAGAGATTATGCAGAACAGCTATGGAATGAATCCGTATTATCTATCACTGACAATACGGCCAGAAATATAATGATGCTTGTTAATACAGGTTTAAATAATGGTTTATCCACAAAGGAAATAGCAGAACTTATAGATGCTGACACTGGTAACAATTTTGGATTGGGTAGAGCAAACAGGATAGCCAGAACAGAAGCAACTAGAGTAGTCAATCAAGCAACAGTAGAGTCATATAGAGTACTTGGAGAGAATGGCATACAGGTACGAAAACAATGGCTATCTGCTCAAGATGGTTCTGTGAGAGAAAGTCATAAATGGTTAAATGCCAAAATAGTAGATGCAAATGAGGAATTTGTTTTGCCTTCCCAATATGGTGGTTATTCAGCATCTTCTCCAGGCTCTTTTGGTGAGGCAAAGGAAGATGTTAATTGCAGATGTACAGTGATACCAGTAATTATAGATTAATAAAAAAAAACCAGATACTGTTACGTATCTGGCTCAACCTATATTATGAGTTCTTTACATATTATTTAAAATTATTATTAATGAAAAATAATAGATTAATTTCCTCAAAGAAAACACTTGTAAAGACAATTTGCATATATTCTGAGTATCTATAATTGTCAACAATATGCTGTAAGTTTTTTTGATCTCCCATTTGAGACCATTCAAAAGTTGGACAATTATCATCTCCATCTAGTTCCATATCATTTCCTGTAAGAAGGAGATAACAAATTGTAGCTGCGTTTTTTGGACTATCGAAAATTGTAAAGATATTATTTTTTTCTATTATTATTTTCTGATTGTTTTCTGTTACATACCATTTAAATTTAATCATGTTGTTCTCCTGTAAGTGCTTTAATAATTTCTGATTGGCAGTGTATAATTTCTTTTTGAACGCATAACAGACTAAATCGTAATTGTTTTTGATCGAATTCTATCTGGTCAAGTATTTTAATATTGGTAATCCAATCAAGTTTCATTCTTTGATTTTCTAGATCTTGAATTTCATCTGTTAATTCTTTTCTACGTTTTTCGGCTTTTTCAAATTCTTTAGTAAAAAATTCTATAGTTACTTTTTTATGTATGTTTTTATCTATATCAAACATTGTTAGTTCTCCATATTGGTGGTTAATGTTGTAAGTAATCTTACACAATTAAGTTACTCCAGATGTAACATGATGGCAAGCAAATAAACAAAGAATTGTAATTTTTTTTTTGCCAGGTTGTATATGTGTACATACTTTGCTATATTTGACGTGAGAGATACTATGCAAAAACATACATACATTATGAAAAGAGCAGAACAGGATGCACCAAAAGAAAAGGTGACGTTCATTGCTTCCACATCTTCAGCAGATAGATATGGTGACATAATAGATCAAAAAGGGTGGTTATTGGATAGTTACAAGAAAAATCCAGTAGTACTACTCAACCACGACTCAAACTCATTACCAATAGGCAAGGGCAATGTTTACGTCAGAAATGATAAACTTACTATTGATGTACAATTTGACCAAGAAGATCCAAGAGCAAAAGAAGTCGAAAGAAAAGCCCAAAAGGGATACATGAATGCCGTATCCGTTGGTTTTCGACCATTAGAAAGTCAAAGTAGATCAGAACTTCCAAAAGATAATAAATATTATGGACAACGTGGGACATATTACAGCAAAGCAGAATTGCTGGAAGTATCTATCGTCACAATTCCAGCAAATGGAGAAGCTACAATGCTAGAACAAAAATATTACAATACTCTTAAATCAGAACTTCTTACAGAAATGAAAGAATATCTAGACCAGCAAACGATAGTCAACAAGCATATTCTTTCTGTACGAGAAGAAGAAGATAAATACATTGTAGAGTTTGCCAAGCCAGATGCAGAAAGAAATGCAGAAGAAGAAGAAGAAAAGGCTATGGATGAGGAAGAAGAAAAAGATGGTCACGATGAGGAAGATGAGAAGGAAATGGAAGAAGAAGAAGAACGTGGCATGGATGAAGAAGAAAAAGCAGAGCATGACGAGGAAGAAAAAGCAGAGCATGACGAGGAAGAAAAAGATTTTGACAATATCATTGAGGCATTTGCCTATATCTTAACAACCAAATAAGGAGACTTATTTATGAATACGAAAATAGAAGAAGCAAAACGCCTCATTGCCGGCATTGTTTCACATCAAAAGAACACTGACGACAGACTTAGAAATTTTGAGGATCAAGTCAAGGATCTTAAAAAAGCACAGAAGTTAATAGCAGAAGGGCAGAATGCTACACATGCACCAGAAATTGGAAATAACGATTTTGCTTTAAAACAATACCAAAAAGAAAATGGTGACATACAATGGAATACTGAAAATGTATCTAAAAATGTTACTGGTCAAGGTAGAGTTAATATCCAAGAAAAAGGACTTTTGAACGCATCTGTATATGCTAACCAATGGCATGCAGATCTTTGTGAGATGACCCAAGAACGATCTTTGGCACGTATGATTATGAGAGATCCTCATACTCCAAAAGCAGATATGAAGTTATACAACCATCTCCAAAAAGCACCTTCTTTCATGAAAGCAGCTGTAAATAAAGCGTTTACTGATTCTGCTGGTGTTGGTGCTGAATGGATCCCAGATCAGTTTTCCACAGACTTGTACCAAACTTTTGAGATCCCAAGAGGTTTGCGTGCTTTACTTCCTACAGTAAACATGGAACGAGAAACATTACTTATTCCAAAGTTAAATCGTGGTGGTCGTCCTTACATTAAAGGACAATTGACAGATGATTTGGCAAAATACCAATCTTCTACAATTGAAACAGAACAGAAGACAATTAGAGCAAAGGGTCTTGCTACATTAATGAATATTGATGATGCAGCTGCTGAAGATAGTGCATTTGCTATTATCCCTGCTATGACACGTCAAATATCTCAAGATCTAGAAGATGCTTTTGAAGATTGCATGATTAATGGTGATTCTGCATCTACACATGGTGACACTGGTTTGGATGCTTGGAATATTCGTGAAAGATGGGGTTCATCTGGATTGGGTGGAAGTTCTGATCACCGTCGTCTTTTCCGTGGAATGCGACATGCTGCTATTGATAAATCTTCTGTAAAAGACTTTGGCGGTTCTGCTATGGATTTTGCTGGATTTATGGATGCCGTAGCCCAATTGGGTGAACTTGCTGTTGGCAATAAAGTTTGTGTAGTGTCTCCAGAGGCATTGGTTGCTAACTTCCTACAATTGACCCAAGTAGTAACTTTGGAAAAGTTTGGGCCACAAGCAACAATTTTGACTGGTCAACTTGCGTCACTTGCTGGTATTCCCATTGTAATGAGCAGATTTATTGGTGCTGATATGAATGGTGATGGTATCTTTGACAATGTAACAAAGAATAAAACTGGATTTGTTCTTTTCAATACAGATAGTTGGTATCAATACAATCGTCGTCAAATTACTGTCGAGTCTGACAAGGATATTACCAGTGGTGCTATCCAAATTGTATCCACTATGAGAGCTGTTATGGATAGTCCAGATGCTGAGGCAGTTAAGAACGTTGTATATGGTTACGATCTTCCTATTTAATCAAGAGGTTTAAAATGTTATTATTAGAAAAAGAAATTGCATTTGCTGGTTCTGATATTG